CGCTCCGACATCCGCACGCTGGTTGCTTCGACGGCGGATGAGCAGCACGCGAGAACCTACGACCTCTGTCCCAAGGACACGTTCCGTATGGCGGAGAGTATCCGCACGGAGTTCAGCGCGGGTGGCTACGCGTATTCCATGGGCTGGCGCGAGTCGGACTTCACGGGCGCGGGCTTGGCGTTCTATCCTCTGTTTCAGGAGCTTGGCTTTCGCCACTGGCAGTCGGGGAAGTTCATCCAGAACCCCTCGCTCTTCCCCGCGTGGCGGGAAGTGCAACCACGTTTCGAGAGGGAGTTGAAGAGAATCCTGCAACGGCAGGCAAGGAAGCGAGGGGGGAAGTAGCCCATGGCGTTCAGGAGTAGCGTAAGCTGGCCGCTCACAGTGGCAGTCGCGGAAGCACTCTTGGCCGCCTGCGCCTTCACGGCGCTCTGTGGCGCGGGGGGAGTCTACGCCGATGACGTACCGGAGGGGACTCCGCTCCCCTACGTCCAGTTTGGCTCTTCGACGGAGAACGCGGACGACTCCTTCATGCGCACGGGAAGAGCGACGTTCTTGGACGTCCACATCTTCGCAAGCACGAGAGAGAGCGCGATGGCGGTCTACGACGCGGCGGCCAACGTCGTGAACGGAGAGAGCGTCTTGGACGCAGCGAGCGGGATGGCGCAGTGGAGGGGGACGCTCTCCCTCACGGCGATAATCCGCGACCCCACGGGAGCGGCGGACGTGGTGGGGGACGATCAGGGCCAGAGCGTGGGGGTGTTTGCTTAAGCGGTGGCGATAGCGAGCGATGCGATAGGCGGCGGGATGGGGGACACGACGCCGGAGGCCGTGGAGTTGATGTCGAGGGATGGCATCCTCCGCGCGATGGAAGCGGAAGCAGCGTGCTACATGGCGTCCAACAGGAGGGCCACGGCTTACGACGCTCTCCGCGCGCAGCTTGAAGCGATGCGTGCGCAACTGGACGGCTTGATGGTGCAGATCGACGTGCTTGCGCACGAGTACACGGAACTCAAGGTGGCACTCAAGGCGAGAGAACAGGCAGTAAGGGAAAGTGTAAGGAAGGCAGAAGGAAAGTCTGAGAGAACCGAAGTTCCGGGCGACGCCGTGGACACTTCCCCGAAAGTGTTCATGCAGAAGAAGCGCGACGCCGCATCGGATCACGTGAAATAACCCCGCCTCTTCGACGGTAGGCTCGGGCGACGAGCATCAAGCGGACGTTCCGCCGACGTCTCGCGGTTTCCCGTCCAACCAGTCCTACCTCGCAACATCACAGCAACATCCCACGCCAAGGCGCGTGGCTCTCCACTCTGTGGTTGTGCCAAGGGCATCAGACCAGAGAACCCTTGTGACGAAAGACAACCATGAGCGCTCGTCTTTGCGCGCGCTCGCCACATACGGAGAAGTCCACAAATGCCTGCCGGAACTCCGGTCGTAGGGACCGCAGTCACGATTCAGGTCGCGCCGAACACTCCGGCGCTCTCCAACCCGCCCGTGGCGGGAACCTACGTCGACTGCAACGACCTGACGACCCTCAGCAAGAACTCCACGCGCAACAAGCAGACGCAGTCGGTCTTCATGCGCGCGACGGCGTACACGACTTACGGCCAGCGTGAAGTCACCTACTCGCTCAACGGGCTCCTGTCCGTTGGCGACTCGGGGCAGGACGCACTTCGCACAGCCGAAGAGACGAACGACGTCATCTTCGTGAAAATCCTCTGGGACGGCACCAACGGATTCACCGTGCCGTGCCGCGTCGGCACTCACACCGGCAACTCGACGCCGGAGAACCGCGTCGAGATCACCTACGAACTGACCGCCGAGGACGACGCCACGGCGGAGGGCACTGGCCCCATCTGGTAAGCCACGCGCTCCACGGGGCGAGGGCAAGGTCGCTCTCGCTCCGTCGGGGCAGCAACGCAAGCCGTAATGCCAGAGCATAACGCTCACGGAGCACAAGGAGAGCAATACGATGAGCACGGAAAAGAAGCCGCTTCCGTCGACGGAAGCCAAGGAAGAGTCCAAGGCGGCTACCACGGGCGCCAGCACGGGCGCCAGCACGTCGAGCGATTCCATCGATGCTCTCATCGCGGAGAGCGCCAAGGCGACGTTCGTGGTCTTGGGGAAGGACGCCATCCTCTCGGCGCACGACATCGAGCGCGAGTACGTGGCGGTGGACGAGTGGCAGAAGGGCGCCAAGGTCTTGGTGACTGGACTCAGTGCCACGGAGCGAGATGCGTTCGAGGAAAGCTGCATCCACGACGTGCGGGGAGAGCAGAAGTTCTCGCGCGCCAACATCCGCGCCAAGCTCTGTGCGCGCACCATAGTCGACGAGGACGGACGCCGCATCTTCACCGATGCCGACATCCCCGCTCTGGGACGGAAGAGCGCAGCCGTCTTGGATCGCATCTTCACCGTCGCGATGCGGCTCTCCAAGATCAGCAGCGAGGCCGTCGACAAGCTGGAAAAAAACTCCGCCAGCGACCTTTCCGGCGAGCCCTGATAGCGCTGGCGCTGGAAGTCTTCCACTGCACGCCGGATGAACTCATGGAGCGCACCACGTCGGCAGAGATCGCGGAAATCTTGGCGTACTACAGGATGAAAGAGCACGACCGGCAGTTAGAGCAGGACCGGGCGAACGGCATCGTGCGATTGGGCGGGACGTAGCAAGCCTGTAACAACTCTCTCGAAGATCGCGGAGAACGCATGGCCACTGTAGCGGACCTCACTCTTGGACTCGGCGTCGACCCCACGGGGCTGACGGCGGGCTTGGACCGTGCGACGAGAGAAGTCGATGCGTTCGGTCGCAAGGTGCAGGGTGCGTTTCAGGCGCCAAGGGTGGACCTCTCGGGCGCCAGCGCGAGCGGAGCCAACGTGGCGAGAGCGTTCAGCGACTCTCTGGGGACGGGACTCAATAAGGCCAAAGACGACCTCTCCGCGTTCGGCACGACGATGCGCGATGCCTTCAAGGCGCCGGAGATCAACACGCAGCAGGTCGCGCAGGTGGGACGCGGCGCGGCAGAGGCGTTCAGCAACTCGCTCGACTCGTCTCTTGAATCCAACCTAAAGGGCATAAGCGAGACGGTATCGTCGCAGGCCATAGACACCAAGGTCTTTGGCACGCGGGGCGTAGATGCTGGGACCAACTTCGTCGCCAACCTCAAAAAGCGCATCAAGTCGGGGGGTCTCACCAAGTCGGAAGGGAAGGAAGCCACCAAGGGGGGCGAGGCCGGGGCGGGAGAGGCGGGGAAGGAAGCGGGCGAGAAGTACGCGAAGGAGTTCAAGGCGCGGATGTCGGACGTCCTGAAAGACCTCGCCGGGTCCATCGGCAAGGTCGGCTTGGGGCTCTCCGCTGCGATAACCGCGCCGCTGGCGGGTTTGGCGCTCGCGGCCACCAACGCCAGCGCAGAAGCGGGGAAGGCGTCGCTTTCCCTGCGCACCTTGACGGGAAAGAACGGGCCAGAGCTTGAGCAGCTAAAGAAGACGCTGGACGACATCTTTTCCAGCGTTCCGGGCAACATGAACGATTTGGCCACGGTATTGGGAACGTTGGCCGGTCGCTTTGGTGGCACCACCGAGCAACTCACCACGCTCACCAAGGAAGTGAGCGCGGTGGGGAGAATAGCGGGCACCGACGTTCCGACGGCGCTCAGGTCCACCACGCAGGCGTTCAGTGCGTGGCACATCGGAATAGACAGCGCTTCCGACTCGCTCAATTTCCTCTACAAGCTGTCGAGCCAGACCACGACCAACATGGGCGACCTGCTCGACACGCTCGGCCATTTTGGACCCCTGCTTCGCTCTCTGGGGCTCGGCTTCGAGCAATCCGCAGCGTTCATCGCGCTCTTGGAGAAGAACGGCGTAGACGCATCGGACGTACTCCCGAGCATGAGCCAAGCGCTCACCAACTTGGCCAAGAACGGCGCGGACGCCAGCACTGTCTTTCTCCACTTGGTGGAGGACATCAAGCACGCGTCCAGCGATACGGAGGCGCTGAACCTTGGCACCAGAATCTTTGGCGCCAGAGGCGCGGCGGCTTTCGTCACGGCGATCCGTTCCGCCACGGGAAGCATGGATCAACTCATCGAGAACGCCAATCGCTCCAACGACTCGATTGGCGCCACGATGACCAGCATGTCCAGCTTCTCTAGCGAGATGCAGAAGTTGGCGCACTCCATGTCCGTGGCACTTGAGCCCTTGGGGAAGGCGCTCACGGATGCGTTCAAGAACATGAAGCCAGCCATCAGCGCGGTCATAAGCGACATAGCGTCGATGGTGAAGTGGTTCAGTGAGCTACCGCAGTGGGTACAGAAGACGGTGATAGGAATAACCGCCTTCGCGGCCATCTTGGGACCGACGTTTCTCGCGCTCTCGGGGATGGTGAAGACGTTCTTGGCCCTGCGCACGGCCATCACTGCCGTCTCCACGGGATTGGCTCTTCTCCGTGGCGCTCAGGCAGCGGCGGCAGTCTCCGCGACCGGCGCGGCGGCTGGCGTGGGCGGGCTCGTCACCACGTTCGCTGCACTCGGCCCCTACCTCATACCGGCGGGAATCATCATCGCGGGGCTCGCTGCCGTGGCTTTCGCCATCCGCAAGAGCGGCGAGGAAGCGCGGCTCGCCAAGAAAAGAATCGACGACTACGCGGAGAGCTTGAAGACGGCGAGCAACCAGCGCTTGACGATAGACACGCGGGATGCGGAGCGGGCCATAGCGGTCTTGAAGGCGCGGCAGAAAGACTTGCTCGATCAGGAGAAGATCGCTTCCGCGAACCTTCGCGGCGCGGACGTCTTCCGGATCAACGCTCAGGTGCAGGACATCCAGAAGTCGATAGACGCTCTGGAAAAGGTCAAGAACACCATCGGCGCGGAGCAGCAGACTAGGGCGGACGCGGCGCGGAAGGACGCGGAAGAGCTTGCGGAGTTCAACAAGCAAGTGGCGGCGCTCATCAAGACGGCGGGCGCGGGGAAGCCGGTCGACTTCACCGTCAAGCTCAGTGGCCAGCAGGCCAAGGATGAGATAGCGGAGCTACAGGAG